AAGGCGTCGTGTAGCTTACGGCTCCGTCACTCCAAGCGACCTTGCTGCGAGTCCAGATGTATTTTCCCTTGCTCCAAGCAGGCTGCTTTTCGCTCCAGCTACCGCCGACTTGCGAAGAATCGCTTGAAGATAGGTAATACTGCTCGACGATGGATTTGATTCCCCTACCGGTTACACCTTGCTTGCCGTCCGCACCGCTAATGCATGCTGGATCTGAATAGGAAATCTCGCCGGACTGTGTGACAGTCTTCGTCCGAGTCCAGATGTATTTTCCCTCGACCCATACGGGCGCTTCGGACTGCCATCCGGTTTTCGGTGCTTCGGTGCGCGAGACACCTTGCGCGTATTCGACATCGACGGATGCAATTACGGCATCTGTCGTGGCGATCGGCTTGCTGCCAACGGTTGCGCCGGCAGACAAGCTAAAATCTCCGGTGGTCAAATCCCAGAAATTCTTTCCAACATCGTCGGTGAGCAGGCCAGCGCGGATACGGTCTGCTCGCATCGTGCCGGCGTTGATGCAATCGGCGCTGACCTGAGCGCCAGTGATGAACGTTCGCCAATTCCACTGTCCGTCGCTTGCAAGCGACGCGGCAAGGCGGATGCCCATGCCGTTGATGTTTACCGCCCACATGCCGGACGTTGCCTTGAGCGGGACACCCGTTACGGCATCCAGCGGCACGTTGGAGTAGATCACGCCAAGCTCGAACGTCTCGACCTTGTACGTGCCGACGGCATTGAACGCCTTGTTGAGCGCAGACATGAGCTGGTTGAGCCACGAGACGGACGTACCAGCCGCCGCATCGTAGTTAGCCCGCTGGTTGCTGCCGCTCTTAAGCTGCTGCGCCACCGACTGGAAGATGTCAGCCAGATCATCGGTTAGGTTGCCGAACGTCACCTTGGCATCGCCGGTCACCAAGTCGCGGATCAGCTTCGAGACGCGCCCCTTGAGCCTGATTCCCGCAGCGGAGAAGCCCTTGTCGATGATCGCCACGCAATCGCCGACAGCAACGCCTTCCCAATTTCGACCGAAAGCAAATAGGTCAATCACGCTTGCTTCATAAGAGACGGTCGGCGTTTTGGCTTGCTCAAGGTAATCGTTCGTCTCGGCAAGAAGTTGAGCCGCGTCCTCGCATTGCTCGTTAACGTAAACGTCCACCGCAGGCGCGATGCCGCCGTTGCCGTCGGGATGCCCCCAAACTTCGGTCGCGTCGGCATCCTCGACGTAATCTTTGCCGCCGTTTATATCGCCGAAAGTCAAGCGTCGACCATAGCCGCCGCCATCTGTCTCAACACCCTTGCCGTAACCGTAAACCCTCGTCTTTGGGTTGGCGCTGCCGGTCTTGCGCTTGATGCTTATGAGGTCTTTAGTCCAGGTGAATCGCTTCGGGCTTTGCTGGTTGCCGCGCGTAGCCACTACGCGTACGTATCGATGCGTGACCTGCACGCCATCCGTCACGATGACGGTTTCAAGTTCACCGCCCCATATTTTGAGTAGGTTGCTCAAGCCCTCGCGAACGCTTACGTGATAGAAGGTGTGAGAAGCGCTGCCGGGCTGGTCGCAAGCGCCAACCTCCCAACGGGTGCCAGCGAGTATTGACGTGAGCGCCACAGCCACGCTGCCGGACGGTCGCTTGTCCTCGATGTAGTCATCCCACGTCTCGTTGATTGAGTTGATGCAAGTTACGCTTGTATATGGCTTGCCGCTGTCATCGTGCAGCCGCTCGATTTCGTCGACAATGTGCTCATGTACGACGCCTTGGCGGTCAACCCAAACAAGGCGCTCCCCCTTGCCTAAATCCTCGTCGCACCTGATCTTAAGCTCGTCGGTGCCGTCCGTCGCGTCCTCATGGGTCGCTGCGGTGTAGGTGAGCCGTCCGAGATTCACGCCGAAACGGCTGAAACGGGTGAAGTTGACCTTCTTTGTTAAAGCCATCTCTCCTCCCATTCCAGCGTCGCGGAGCCGCTAGAGATCTTGATATGCGCACGGTCTTTAATGCTGAAAAAGTCACTCATGATGTTGAGCTGAGCGACAGAGCCGTTAACGGTCACATGCTCTTTATCGAAATCCATCCGAACCACGCTCGAAGCCGTCAACGGCTGGACAACCTCAACGAACTCAGCGGTGTCGGTGTTGGTGAGGCGCCAAGAGCTGCAAGCGCCGGGCTTGGCCGTCACGGTGAGCGCCGCAGGCAGCGTGCCGCCGACGGCGAACGATGCTGCGCCGCTCATATCCATACGGCGATGCTGACCGTAATAGTCGGGGTCACCAATGTGGAACGTAACGGTTGCCTGCGGGCAATCATCGGTAATCTCGTCAAGGTCGGTTGCACCGTTGACGATCGCCATCAAATAACGCGTAGGGTCATCAGGCAAATAAAGCGGCGCTGGCTCGTCAGACCAGAGCAGCGCCGCCAGCTTATGCCGTGCCTTTGCGACCTCGCGTCGGTGCTCGGTGCGAATCCACATGTCAATCTGCAAATCGTAACCGGCGCGGCGAGCGTTCTTGAAGTATTCGCCGTGTCGCCCGGGCGCATCCTCGAAGCTCGCCGAAACGTCCGCCATAATTGGGCGGCGCACCTTACAGTAGACGAGCTTCGACAGGTCGTGCCCGTTGAAAACAATGCTGTCGCTTTGGTTTCGCTTACGCTTAAGCTCCAACGGGCACCCCCTTCTGCTTTAACCTGCTGGCAATACCAGCGCCGATCTGCTGACCGGTCGTGTATGCGTCCATGCTGTTTGCAACGGTGGCGTTGACGGTCACACTCACCTGGACTCCGCCACCGAAGCCGCCGCTTAGGCGGTCGAGCACGCGAGAAATACCCGCTTCGACGCTCTCTCTGACGCTTGTGCGCAGCTTGGCGTCGGGCGCGACGTGCTCAAGTCCAGCTTCGCCAACGCCGATAATTGAAGGCTTGTCGAAGGACGCACCCTTTGCATACCAGTTGACGCTGATTGACGGCAGCTTCACAACACCACCGATGTCACGCCAGCTGACACTGAAATGCGGCATGTTGATATGCGGCAAGCTGATGTGAATCCCGCTGAACGCCCCCTGAATCTTGCCGGGGATGCTACTGACAAAGTTCCAGGCATCGTTGATCGGCGAAGTGATGCTGCTCTTGATGTTCGAGAAAACGCCAGCGACCTTGCTTCCAAGACCGGGGAACCCCAGCTTTTCGCCGATGGCGTTGCCAGCGTTTATAGCGTTATCCTTCGCATTGTTCATCTTCGTCTGGATGTTGTTTTGAATAGCCTGGAAAGCGATACCGGCCTGCGACTTCGCCGCATCCCAATCACCGTTCAGGGCGGCTTTCAGGGCATTTGAAGCCGAAGAACCGACAATCTGACCGGTGTTCATGTCTGTTTGGATTGAATCCCTGATAGCGCCGAATTTTTCAGACGCGTTGGATTTCAGATTCTCCCAAGCATCGGACGCATTGGCCTTCAAGCCCTCCCAAGCATCGGACGCGCCTTGCCTTATGCCTTCGAACTTTTCCGAAAGGCCGTTCTTGACCTCTTCGGCCTTTCCGGTTATCCCGTCCCAAATCCCAGACCAGAATTCCGGCACGCCTGCGAAGAAATCCTGCACGCCTTGCCATTTCTCTGAAATCCAGCCAGCGAAGTCAGACCAGAGCTGTTTACCAGTCTCGGTTTGCGTGAAGAACCACGTAAGGCCAGCGACGGCAGCGGCAACCGCAGCCACGCCAAGCAAGATTGGGTTTGCGGCGATCAATCCGGTAAACGATGTCCACCCTGTAGAGAGCTTGCCGCAAAGGGTCGATGCCAAGCCGCCCGCTTTCTCGGCGATGCCGCCGAAGCCTGTTGCAGCCGTGCTTATAGCGCCGCCGCCCTCGCCGAACTTGCCTGCGAGGGAAGCGAAGCCGCCGGCAACGTCCTTGAACGTCTGGCCGATCTCAATGCCCTTTTGGAGCGTCTTGCCGATGCCCGTTGTGAGCCCGCCGAACGCGACCGTCCCCAAAACGACGTTGGTTGCCATGTCCTGCTGCTCTGGCGTTAGGGACTTGTACCAGTCACTAACGCCCTCGAGCGCTGGCGTTACTTTCTCAAGCAAGGTCGTTCCAAGCTCGAGCGCCTTTTCCTTGAAGGGCATGGCCGCTTCGCCAGCTTCGGCCATCTTCTGGTTTAGCTCGGCCTGCGCTTCGCGCGTGTCGAGCATCGTCTTATTAGTCTCTTGATACGTCTCGCCAATGTTGCCGTAAAGACCATCGAGCGTCTGCGTGATAAGCGAAGAGCGCTCCTGCTCGTCACCGCAGGCGGCAAGCGCCGCATTGAAAGCATCCTCTTTGGTAGCGCCCTGAGCGATCTGGTCGTTGAAAGCCTGCTGTGCCGCATGGTTGCCAGAGAGTGCTGCGCTCCACTGCTCGTTGCTTGCCGTTGCCCAGTTGAGGGCATCGGCAAGACCGCCGGTGACGGTGCCGGTGTGCGCCGTCTCCTGCGATGCTTCCACGAGGTTTTCGAGCGGCAATGCATCGCCGAACTTGGAGAACGATCCTGCGGCGATGTTGCTCCACTTGTCCAGTTCCTGCTGGTTAGTGGTCAAGCGTGACAGGTTCTGTGCTGCTTCGGTCGCGGTGTCCTCTTCGCCAAGTAGCTTATAAAACAGGGTATAGGAGCTTCGCGCCTGCTCGGACGTGCCGCCTGCATCCTTCCAGGCAGCGTCCAGCTGATGCGTCTGCTCGATTTGCTCTTCTTGGCTACTGGCAAGCCCGACAAGCGCGGTGGCGGTGCCGGTGACGGTGCCGGTTATCGTCTTTCCGGCAGTCTCTAGACCCTTGCCGGCCTTTTCCAGCTTATCACTGTTGTCCTGAATTGTCTGACCGAACTGGTAAAGACTGCTCTTCGATGCCTGGGCTTCGCGGCTGACGCTTTTCAAATCGTCGGAATAGCTCTCGAGTTGGTTCTCGCATATGGCAATCTGAGCCTTAAGGCTCGAATACTGCGCTTCCTCGCGCTCAGTGAGCGTCGCACCGCTTCGCTTCTTCTCGTCGAGCGTCGCAAGCGCGGCCTTGTAGGCATCGAGTTTCGCTTTCGTCTCGCCGTACGCTCGGTTCAGAAGCTTTTCCTTCTCAACGAGCAAATCCGTATTGCCGGGGTCGAATTTCAGGGCGCGATTGATGTCCTTCAACGCGCCCTGCGTATCCTTCGCCGTGCTCTGCACGCTCTTCAACGCGCCCTGCAACTCGGTCGTATCTCCGCCGAACTTGATAGTCAGACCTTTGTACGTGACAGCCACGGTTCCACCTCTTTTCAGTTGTCAATGAAAGAAATGAGCGCACAGAACAGCGCACCGCATAGGTGCGCTGGCGCTTTACGCTCACATGCCAGCCCAGAAGGCCGCTTCACCCTGCCGCGCGTGTTCGTCATCCTCGGCGTATGCCACAGCGTCGTTGACGAAGCTGTACACCTCGATAAGGTTTTGCACTTGCACGTAAGACAGGTCGTGCAGGTCTTGGACGCTCAATCCCGCCTGCTGGCAAGAGTAGATGTAGAGCGCGTCGCAGCTACTCTCCAGTTCCCTCGGCAGCGGCGGCATCGGGTGCTTCGGCGGGCGCGGCTTCCACGTCCGCTTTTGCGTTCGGAAAAAAGTTGTCCTTAATGATCTGCATCACGTCAGATGCCCAACCGCCTTTGCGCTCAAGGTCGAATTCCGTCTGCGGGAAGCCGCAAACCCAATCCTCAAAGGACTTACCGAGGTCTGTTTTCTCCTTCGCAGTGGCGTTGTATGTCTTCGCGCAGGCGTAGAAAATCTCAAGCAGTGGCACGATAGGCGGAATGTTCGACGCCGCCGAGACATCGAGAACAACGGAAATGGCTTCGTTGATGTCCTTCGGACGGCGCGAGCCGTCCTTGCGCTCAACGAAGAACTCACGTGAATAGGCAATTGGAGTGAAGGCGTTGCAAGCGACCGGGTACTTAACGCCGCCAACCTCGATGATTCCGCCGTCCATTACGCGCTCACACTACCAATCTTGGGCGTGACGGCAGTATCTACCTCTTCGAAGAATTTGTCGTAACCGTCAATATCGCCATATGTGTCGATGTAGCTGCCGCGCCAGCCGCTCGGCAGCTTGACGGGACGGAACGTAAGATCGTAATCAAGCTGCGTGATGTCGGGCTTGTCCTCAAGTGTCTTTGCATCGACGGATGCGGGCTTGCTCGTGCACTTGTAGATGCAACGGCGCTTTCCAACGACGTGTCCGGGCTGCTCGCACATGAATGCGAACGGCTTAGGTGTCTTGCCGGAAGTTGCCAGCAAGCGTCCTTTCTCGTCGATGTCGAAGCCGATGATGTCGGCCAGAAGCGCACGCAGCTCTTGCGTGCTCTCGATGTCGTAGAGCGACCACGTGATAGAGCCGCCGTTATCCTGGTACTTGTCCAGCCACGTCTCGTTATCGCCGTGGCTCGTCGACTGCTCAATGGACGGCTCAATCTTGATCTCGACCGTGCCTGGGATGTGGATAGGCTTCTCGTACGTAAACGTCTCCTCGTTGGTAAGACGCGCTATATGCGCGTTCTTAACGCCGAAGAACCCATTTCGCGCCATGTCGGCTCCTTTCTTTACTCGGTCACGCCAACCTCATAGGCCGTCTCGATAAGCTCGTCACCATCGAGCGACGTGACCGTTTTCACATAATTGAAATCTGTGGCATCGAGTGCCGCTTCGAATCGCTTCTCGAGCTCGTAGTCGCGCTCTCGAACGTAAAGCGCCACATCGTAGGGCATCCAGCGGCACCATCCCACGTTGTCGGCGCTCACGCCATCGCCGTAACCGGCTTCGATGTCGATATACGGAGGTGTGGGAAACTCTCCATCGCGGAAACCGCCGTTAGCCCACGGCAGGCCGAACGCATCAAGAAGCTCCGCCAGGTCTTTAAGGCTGTTCATTGCGCCCCCTTGGAGAACTCGGCGGCAACTTCCTTGTAAACGCCCTCGATGACGTGATCGCCTTCTACCCTGCCGGGATAGCTGCCTTGCTGGTTTTTGATGACGTGGCCGTTCTCGAGCAGATGTGTAAGCTGATACTGCCTGTTGTGGACAACACAGGTCGTACCGGTCGCTTCGCTCTTAACGTCAGCAGACCATCCCTTTGCGTAGCTTCCGCCGTGCCGCTTCTTCTTCCGGCTTCGCTCTTTCAGAAGGCGAACCGCCTTGTTGCCAGCCGCTTTGACGTTTCCCTGCAAGACTTCTTCGTTATCCTCGATGACCTCTTCGATGCTGTTGACGATGATTGATTGGAGTTGGTCAATCTTTATCCCGCTCACCGGTTGCCCACCTTCTCGACGAGGGTAAGCCGCACATTGTCGACGTTCGCCACAACCGCCGAATCGACGGCGTAGCGGATGCCGCCGAACTCACAGAGCCTTTCACCGCTGTATGCGCACGCGCGAACAGTGATAACGGCCTGCGGCTTCACTCCTGCCTGAGCGGCGGCGTAGTACGCCGCCTGGCTGATGCCGTACACGTTGCAGGGAACACGGCGGCGACGCTCCTTTTTGTGCGATACGCCCAGATCATCGCGCTCTGAGACGGTAGCGACAAGCGTGCAAACGCCAGCCCACCCGCTCATGCGGCATCACCGCCGTTGTACGCCGAATCACCGCTCATGCTCGTAAGCATGGTTTCGAACGCCTTCATGAAGCGCTCGGCGTCTGGGTTGTCCATGCCGAAGTTGGCCTTGACGTAAACCTTTATCGCAAGTCGAACGCGCCCGTCCGAATCGTCGTGCGCCTTGGCATCCGCTACGCCGCCCGCAACCAACTCGGCGCGGGCGGCTTCGATAACGTCTGAAATCTCTTCGTCGTAGTCGGTTACGAAAGCCGGGATGCGAAGCGCGGCGCGGCACGCATCCAGCAGCTTGCCTTTAGCCTTTGCGGCCATGCCGCGCCACCTCCTTAAGCCTGCTTGATAGTGAGCTGCGCGAAGGCTTCCGGCACGGCAAGCACGCCGTCAAACAGAACGTAACCGTCGAAGCAGCGCTTCTGGGTGCGAGGCTGGACGTAAGGCGTCACATCCGGGCCATCAAAGATATTGCCCTTGAAGAGGTCGGGGAAACCAGCCTTGATAACGCCATCGGCAATGGAATCGTCCTGCTTGACCACCTTGCCGAAGATGCGACCCTGAACGATCGGGTCATCGGTCGCTTCGTTGACGAAGTAAGAACGGCCAGTTGTGTCCTCGATCATGGCAATTTGATTCCAGATGGTGCTGTTGTTGGCGTAGATGATAATTCCCTTTGCGGCGGCGTTGCCGTAGGTGCGAAGCAGGCTGAGCATCTTAACCATATCGGCCTTGGTAAGGCTCTTTGCCGCTGCGGTCTGAATCTTGTTCGCCGCTGCCATGCCGTATTTGGCATCGCCAAGCTTCTCATGGGCAAAGGCGTTGCACGCGACAGAAAGTCGCGCGGAGACCTCGGTAATGACGTACCGCTCGAAGCCGGAAAGAGACTGCGTTGCCATCTTGCGGGACATCTCGACAGTCTTCTTGATCTCCTCACCCACAAGCGGAACGTTGTCGAAATCATTCTGCTCGACGTCGGTTGGCGCTTCGCCCTCTTTGGTCTTGGCCGCGTCGCCTGCGGTAATGGACTTGTGACGCGGGAACTCGACCTGACCGGACATGTTCGTTCGGCTGATGTCACCGAAGAAAACTGCGGTGTTGTCGATAAGGGAAATGATCTCGTTCTGCACGGCCACGGGAACGAGGGATTCGGTGTTGGCCGTGGTCATGGTGAACTCGGCTCGCTGCTCGATTGCGTGTCGCTGAGCCGCACGCTCGGCATCGGTAAGCGCGGTGCCGCCGACAAGCTGGATGCCGGAACGCTCGGCAAGGCCCTTGACCCACGCGCGGCGCTCGGCTGCGTCATAGTCGGTCACATCGTAGACAGCGCCGGAAGCGCCAGTGACGTTGGCGGAACGCGCCAGCGGCACGGAATCCACGCGCTGGGCGCGTCCCGCGTCGATGGCGGCGCGGGCGTTCGCGACGGCGGCGTTGCGTGCCTGCGCCGCCTGTGCGGTCTGGGCGGTGCGCTCGTTAATCTGGTCGGTCAGCTCGGCCATGCGGGCTGCATCCTCTTCCGTCGGTTCAGTACCGTCAGAATACTGGTCGACAAGCGCTTGCAGGTCGTTAAGAAGTTCCTCAAGTGTCATTGCTAGTTACCTTTCTTCGCATTGGTAATTGCCAGGCACGCTTTTGCTCGAAGCAACGCGCCCTTCCTTCGCGCAAACTCCTTGCGCGACTGCTCAATCACTCCGTTGAGCAGGTTTCTTGCACTAATCTCCGTGTTCGGGTCTGCCGGCAGGCTCACGGCGCTCACGTCGTAGACCTTCTTAACGCGGGTGATAGTCGTTGTTCGGGTTTCGCGGTCGTACTCGTCTGCCGCAATCATGAAAGCCCACGACATGCGGGTAATAAGCCCGTTGGTAATCTCTTCGTAAAGGTCGCGTGCCGCCTGCGAACCAGACAGGTCGGCGGCGACGAACAGCCCGTGCTCGTCAGGCTCGACAATCAGCGTCCCGTTGCTCATTCGCGCAAGAACCTTGCCGGAGTGGTCGAACTGCATGATTACGTCGGTCATGTCCGCATCGGCAAAAGCCGTAGGCGCGATGATCTCGCGGTACTCGTTTCCGTCGAAGTCCTCAAACAACACATAAGGGTCATCGAATGTCGAAGCGTATCCCTCGACGTAGTACTCGGTATCAAAGCGTTTCTCGCGCTTCCCATCATCAGCGCCAAGCGATCGCACCATGACTGGCATTGCGCGGTATTGGCGCTCATTCGGTTTGGCTGGCATCTTCACCACCGTCTTTCTTGCCGTCGATTGCGGCTATGTTCGCGTTAGTCTGGGCAGCAGCCGCCGCCTGCTCGGATGTGTGCTGGCTGATTAGATCGAGGTCGATGTACTCGCCGCGAATAACATGACGTTCGCCGCCCGGATAGCTCGGCGATTGGAAGACCTCGGCAACCTGGTTGCCGCACCAAATCCCTCGGTCGAACAGCGCCGTCGAAACGTTGAGCTTCGTCTGGTTGCTCGCGAACTCAAGACGGTTCGCGCTGAACATAATCGAGTTGCCGTGGGCAATCTCGTTCGGCGTGAACGTCATCGCCGTTAGCACGTACCCGAGCTGGATGGCGAAGACCTCGGTACGCCCCTCGTAAAAGGCGTTGTACGTGTCCTCGTCGGCCTTGTTCATAACGATGTCTTCGCTGGATCCGAAGAAACGATAGGCCGCTTTTTCTATGCGCTCCATTTGCGCAGCGTCAACAGTGTAGTTCTGTGGCGCGATCTGCTTGACCTCTTGATATTTGTTGTCGTAAACGACGATGCCGCCGGCGTTCGAAGCTCCCAGCTGCGCATTGAAATCTTGTGCGGATTTCCTCGTGTCTTCCGGGTTTCGGTTTTGCGAAAGTTTGCCGATGAAGCGCACCGCCGCGCCCTGCTCGATAGCCGTTTTCTCGGCTTCCTCTTGAGCGTGAATCAAATCAAGCGTCGGATTGAGCACGTTGGTACCGTCACCGAACAGATCGCTCTTGAATTGATGTCGCGTCATAACGCCGATGCGCGACCACTCGATCAAGGTCTTATCGCCGCCGGGAAAACGGAGCTCAAGCCACAAAGAGCCGTCAACGTCGTAGGCTTCACACTGGCTCGGCAGCACAGGGTAATAGCCAACGGACGTGATTCCGTCCCCGCCGTCAACAGGGACGATTAGGCACGTGTCGCAAACGTCAAGTATCGTTGAGACGCGATGCAAGAACTGCGGCGTTGTCATCCACGGGTTCGGTTGCCACTGCAAAGAACGCGTCCATTGCGGTTGCGCCGTTCCTGAAATCTCGGGACGGAGCTTTGAAGCATGGTCGGCGTTTCGCTCGATTATGGAGCGCGTCAGCTCGGCTTCGTAGATGCCTCCAGACCACGACGTGAATCGCGGCGAGTATGCCGTGAACGTCTGAAAATAACCATCGACGGCCTGCATGATCGGCTTATGGAACACGGCATCGAACATCGAGCGGAAAAGCGTTGGTTTTCGCACGTTTTAACCTCCAATCATGCTTTTGTAATCGTCCATCATGTCTTTGAGCACAACGAATGCGTCGCACTCAGCAGCCCAGGCGTCGATGCGGTTGCGCGGGTCTTGGTTCTTCTTGTCGGGCGCGATGTTTCCGTTCGTGTCGTTTCGGATCATCACGTTGGAGCGGCACCATTCCGCTATGGGGTTCTGGTTGTCGACGATTCGATTCTCCCTGTAGAGCGCCCGTAGCTCCTTCATGGGCATCGACAGAGTTTGCGCACCCTGGATGACCTTCTTAAAGTTGTCGGCTCCGAAATAGCCCTCGTACGCTTCGACAGTCGGAACGTCTCGCATGTGCCAAGGGTCATATCCGCATGCGACCGAGTAGATGCCGTACTTCTCCTGAACCTCCGTGACCCAATCCAGTACGTCGCGCTTGTCGATGATCGGCGTTGCAGACGTTCTGAGCAGCCCACGGGCAATCCAGGCATCGTAGGGCACACCGTCTCGACCTCCGCGCCGTCCCTCGGCTTCCGCCTGTTCCAAAGCGCGAAGCGGAATCCACGCCATGTGCATTGCGTATATATGCTCGTCGTTCGGGCGCATCATCAGCAGGCACGCCGCCGTTAGGTCGGTCGTGTCCGAAGCGTCCACGCCGAGAACTGCATAAGAAAAAGACCCGTCGGACGGGTCGAACGTGGCTTCGTTGTGAATCTCAGACCATTTGAGCCAGGCTTGGCTCTGGTTCTCAATGAGGTTGAAGTCTTTTACCAGCAGCGTCGGCAAGAATGTCGGGTCATCGAGCGCCTTGGAGACGTTTTCCCTGAGCGATTTCAGGGACTTGATTGTTCCGAGCCCGGGATTCGCCTTAATCCAGCACTTCTCGTCTTTCCATTCCTCGCGCTCGTCAAGCTCGAAAATGAAAGCGATGAAATGCTCGGCTTTTTCGCCAGATGCTTCGCCGTTCAGCCATTTGGTGGCGTATTCGTACTGAGCATCGAAAATGCCGCCGCGCACGAATCCGTTGGTCGTGATCTCCAAAACCAGCGGTTGCCTACGGGCGGAAATACCCTGAATCGTCAGGTCGTAGAGGTCGCGGTTTCGCATGGCTGCGAGCTCGTCAACGATAGCGCCTGAGATGTCCAAGCCGTCAAGGTGGTTCGTGTTGGCGGAAAGCGCCTTGATTGACCCCATGTTGAGGCCGCAGTAAAGGTCGCTCACGCGCTTTCGCACGTGCTTTGCCAGCGCCGGTGAGGTCATCACCATTCGCCAGGCGTTGTTGAAGCCCTTCGCCGCCTGATCGTGAGCCGTAGCCACGTTGTAGACTTCCGGCGCACCCTCGTCATCGTTAATGAGCAAGTCAAGCTCAATAGCCGACGCAAGCGCGGTCTTACCGTTCTTTCGCCCCATAATCCAAAGGACTTCGCGGTATTGGCGCAAGCCCTCGGCATCCACGAAACCGAAGATTACGGAGAGGATGGCCAACTGGAAAAGCTCGAGCTTGAAATTGCGTCCAAGCTTTCCACTCGGAAGTCGGCAAAACGTCTCGATGAAGGTAACGTGCTTCGCCGCGAACTCTTCGCGGTAATGGTACGGATAGAGCGGATCGGTGTTATCCAGGTCGCGCAGCACGCGCTCCGCGAGCTGATGCATCTTCTCGCAAGCAGTGATCTCACCGTTGAGGATGCCACCGAAGTAGCTTCGTATCGCCTGCTCGCAGCGACCAGCGCCGCTTCGCCTCTTAGCCGCCGAAGCGCGTTTCATTGAGGTAGTCAATGAGCGCATCGCCTGCGGTGCTGCCGGACGGCATCATGTCGGTGAGCTGCTTGATGCCGCGCGAGAAGGTCGTGAACAGCTTGTTGTAGGCGCTGAAACCCGGATGCTCTCGCAAGCCGGATTGACCGCCGCCGTTGTCATATTCGGTGAAGATGCTCTCGTACATCAGCTCGCGGCGGGCTTCGTCAAGCTTAACCTTCAAGAACGCGATGTTCGACATCAGCGGAAGCACGGCGCTTCGCTTCTCGTCTGGTATCGCGTCCTTGGTGAGCCGTTGGAGCTTTTTCAGCTCGCTTTGGTATCGGCTCTCGATGGAAGCGGTGCGCTTCTTCGGGGGACTTTCCGTGGCTTTCGGCAAAAGGTCGTTACTTTCGCACAATTTTCGCCTTCCCACAAGACCACCCCCGTTCTGAAACCCGTCACACGCAAATTTCTATCTTCCGGCGTTGGTGCCCTATGCTGGGTGCCTTGATTTTAGACCGGGGGGATAGCTCGAAGCTGTGACCTGCTGTTTTGTCTGTCGTTTTGTTTGACTGTGTGCTTGTGCTCAGTCTGTGTTTTCGTCCGTCAGCGAAACCAAGTTGCCGTCCTCGTCAAAGCGCAGCCCTTGCCTTGTGCTGCCCTGCCTTGCCCAGCCGTGCACCTTCTTGTGGCAAAGGTCGCACAGGCTTACAAGGTTGCGAGTGTCGGTCGCTATGTTCGGATCGCTGATGTTCGATGGTGTTAGCTCGATGATGTGATGCACCATCGTTGCTGGTGTTGCGATGCCAGCCTTAAGGCAGTGCTGGCAAAGATAGGCGTCGCGCCGCAATGCAAGCTCTCGCGCCTGTTCCCAATCGCGCGAATGGTAGAAGCGGTAAGAGAAGCCCTTAGCCATTGCGCGACCTCCAACAAAAAAGGGACGCGACCCAAGGCCGTGTCCCTTTCTGATAATCCACCGTACCGAAATATAACGCAAACCGAAAAGTGATGACAAGTACCAATCTCAAATATCTTTGAGCGCAGCAAAGCCAACCTCGTCGATATAGCGGAACCCAGTGTTACAAAGCTCCCTGCACCATTGGCGCGAGCACTGCATCACATCGGCAATCTCGTCCCATTGCATCGCTTGGAGATAAGCCATGCACAGCGCGTCGGCGTAGCGGTTGCCCTTGAGCTTAGCCAAGCCGCCGCGATTGTCAGCACCGTAGAGCAGCACGCACGCTTCGTCCACCTCGGCTTGGCTGTCCGCGATCCTCCTTTCCAACCTCCCCTCAAAGTCGATACGCCCGTTAATCGCATCCATAGGGTCTGAGCCGCCACCGCCGCCTGCGCTGTAACTCTGCGCCTTGGCTCCTTCGCGAGCCTTAAGGCGGGCTAGCATCTCCTTTGCATGTTCGATGCTAGCCACCTCGTCACGAATGCGCTCGAAGTATTCCTTGGCATCCACAAAGCATCAACCCTAGTCGACACCCGTAGAGCCGAAGCCGTCGGTACCGCGCTCGGTGTCGGTCAGGCTATCGACCCCGACAAGATCGCACGGCACGAACGGGACAACGACCATCTGGCACACGCGCGTACCCTTGGGAAGAAACACGGTGTCGCAGCTGAGATTGACCAGCGGTGCGTACACCGCGCCAAGGTATCCGCTGTCGATGACACCCACGCCGTTGCGCAGCGTCACGCCGTAGTGAGCGCCAAGGCCGGAGCTCGGGATGACCAGACCGACACAGCCGCTCGGAATCTCGCAGGCAAAGCCAAGTCCGCAGACCGGGCTCGCGTTTGGCTCAAGCCTTACATCCTCGACTATGCAAAGGTCGAAGCCTGCATCGCCATCGTGCGCGTATGTCGGCATGGCTGTTCCGTCAGCCAGGCAAACGTTCATCTTTCGTCCGTACATGTCAGCTCCTTAGAAGGGAATATCTTCGTCGTACACATCTGGGTAGGTCGTAGCCGGCGCCGTCGCCGGCTGCTGTGACTGTCGATGCGAGGTCATGATTGCCACGTTATCAACGATGACCTCGAGCTTGCGGTAGCGTTTGCCGTCCTTCTCCCACACGTTCTGGTGCAGGTGCCCAAGGATAGCCAGGCGTGCGCCTTTCATCAGAAGGCCGTTGTTAAACATCGCTTCGCCGCGCTTGCCGTACATCACGCAGTCGACCCAGCTGGTCGCATCCTTATAGCTGCCGTCCTGCTGCTTGCGGCTCTTGTTCACGGCCAGCGAAAAGCTCGTTACCGCAAGGCCGCTGTTGGTGTACCTAACCTCTGCGTCTTGCCCAAGGTTGCCACTCAAGGTGACGCTGTTAAGGCTGTCACTCACAGCTACCACCCCTCACGATTGCCAATGCGATATAGGTCATGATCACCATCGCGGTTGCGAGCAATGGAAAGAGCCAAGAGAACAGGCAACCGGTAATGATGCTTATGAACAGTTCCATAAGGCAAAAACAAAGAAAGACGATGACGCAGCCCAACAACGCTATGAGCACCGCTATAAGCACACCCAGCCTCTTGATTCGGCGGCGTGCTCGCTCACTCGACCTACTCACGGCATCCACCCCCAAGAGCCTTGATAAGTCCTTCGCGCTGAACGTGCCCCAACCCCTGCACGCGCCTAGTCGTGCTGATGTGCAGGCTCTTCATAAGCTGCTGCGTGCGCTTCTTGGCATAGCCAGGCATCGACCCAATCAGATATTCGACGCGCATCCCAGCTGCGGCCTGATAGTTGCGGTCTGCCAGCTCAAAAAACCCATCAATGCCCAGCGCCCCAGTTTTGAGATGCTGGCGAATGTCTGAGCGCTGTCTGCGAATCTCCAGCGCTCTGTCAAGAGCCTTTCGTCGCTCATCGCCGGTCATAATAGTCACCATTTTCAATATCTCCTGATTCTTACTTGGAATACGGCGGCTAACCGTTCCCAAACCATCGGTTTTGCTTTCTGACCTCTCGTTTTCGTGTCGTGCCGTAAATGGCTGAGGTCTTGCCATTTACACACCGTTTACACTCCGTCCTCAAGCTGCTTGGCAAAGCTGTTGAACGCCTGAGCCGCCGCCTGGTCGCGCCCCGGCAGAAGGTGCGCGTAGAGCTTCAGCGTGGTCGCTTCGTTCGAGTGTCCCAAGCGATCTGCGAGTGTCTTGAGGTCAACGCCGTTCGCAAGGCACCACGTGGCGTGCGTGTGGCGCAGCGAATGGAACACGTATGTCTTCGGCATGCCAGCACGGTCGCGAGCGCGGCTGAAAGCCTTTGAGACGGTCGTTGGGCGCATGTAAGAGCCGTCTACGCTCACCAGTGGCGAATCGGGCGTGAAAGCGTCTGAAATCGAATCCTGTTGCGCGAGATAGGCTTTTACCCGCTCCCACTCTTCGTCGATTAGAGCCACAGGCCGCGTCTTCTTGTTCTTGGTCACGTTGGATCGGATAACGCCGCCGCCCGGAACCTCGATGACCGTTCCGCTCACGAGGATGAACCCCTGCGCCTTGTGGAGGTCACGCCGCCTTACGGCGCACACCTCGCCGACGCGCATCCCCGTGTGTAGTGCGAGCCAAGCTGCGAAAGCGTAGGCTGATTGGCGCATGAAGCGCTTCTCGGGCGCTTCAAGGTTGAGCTTTTCGGAGACCATGGCATCTAGTGCCCTGTAATCCCATTCGTCGATGCTCACGGCTTCATGGCGTTCCTCTGGTGGCTTTGTGACCATAAGCATTGGGTTGTTCTCGCAGATGCCGATGCGCACCCAGAAGTTGTATGCGCCGCGCAAAAAGTGGTGAACGCTGATGATCGTGTTGCACGAAAGACCTTGACCGCCGTTCTTCTTGCTCACGCCAAGCCGCGTCTCGAAGTCGTTCAGCTCGATGGCGGTAAGGTCGCGAGCGACTTTGCCTTTAAGGTACTTGCCCACGTAGGTTCGCGTGAAAAACGTCCACCTCTTCACGGTGTTAATGGCTGCGCCCTTGACCTTCCGCTGCTCGATGTACTCCCAAAGCAGGTCGACTATCAGCGTGCTCTTGACCTTGCCGTCAAAGGTCAGGTGCGAAGCCCAGGCATCAGCCAAAGCCTGCGCTTCATCGCGCGTCCTGGCATCCGGGAAACTACGGCGTGGCCGTATCTGCCGCCCGTCCGGTGCCTTGCCAAGATACGGCTGCGCGTACCACACGCCCTTTGGGTCGCGCTTGACCTCGATACCCATCACCGGCACCTGCCAGTGCGCTTGAGATAGGCAACGTTCCTGCGCGACCGCTTGAGCGCCTTTGTATACCGGCGCTGCCATTTAGGGTCGCGATACTTCCTGCAACGCTTCTTGAACTTGCCCCATTCCCTATGCGCACGGCTCATTGCGCATAAAACCTCATATAGGAAGTTTCCTTTTCCACGAAGCGCAGATATGTACGCATTGTCGAAATCCTTAATGATGCGGCTGATGGCATGGCCTGGACTCTCAATCATCGTCCCGCTCCTTTCCAGCCGCTTTCTTCGCCTTGTGCATGCTGATCTTTGCCGCGTAAATGAAGTAGATGCACATGATCATCAGGAAGCAGGAGAAGGCCAGGAACCCATATCCAGCTCCGAAGATGAAGCCAATGGCGATACTGGCAACCAACATCGCGAACGGGACGATCAGCAGGGCGCAACCAACCAGCATCGACGATGCCTCTTCATACTCTTCCTCGGTCTTAAACTCTTTCATTGCTTTCCTCCAAATTTCGGTGAATCACTTCGATTGCGTCGGTGACGCAATCGCACCAGCAAATAAGATCGTCGTAATCGACCCGCGTTCCATCGTGTCCGCGCTTCTCGCACGTTGTAATGCGCCGGCTCATGTCCTGCGATACAGCACACAGGTTCTCGAGGGTCTTGCGGTCGCTCCTAATCGTCATCGCCGGTCACCCACACATCGCGGTGATGCTCCCGCATGAACTCGTCGAAATCCCATTCGATGTCTTCACTCTCCAAGCCTTGCCAGCCCCAAAACTCACTGACATATTGCTGACAGCGCGGGCATGCGTAGCGCTTCCAGAACTGACCAAACCAAAAGCCGCTTTCAATGAGCACGCCACGCGTTCCCGCTGGAACCGTCTCGCCGCAGTACGCGCACTGATGCGCCTTGCGGACGGTGACAAGCTTGGTTGCGGCGTAGAAGTCACCGCCGCTCATGACGCGCTGCCTTCCAGTGCTTCAAGCATGTTCTCGATGCACTCATGCGCCTTCTTGAGGTCTTCGATGCCGTTCTTTGACTTCCATCGCCACAGGTACTTGAAGGCGCATCCCTGCATATAGGACACGTATTCATCGGTGCCGAGCATCGATTCCATTGCCTGTTTGCATTCGATGCCGGTATGCCCCGCGTAGTGCGCGGGCTTGGTCACAGGGTCGAACTCAGAATCGACCGTTGAGGTCATCTTCTCGGCAACCTGCGAAGCGTTGAGCTCAACGGGCTCAGTCAGATCGCCGACATGCTTAACGTAAGAACTCATTTGCCATCCATCCAAAAAACTACCCAGTCAACAAAAGCCCGTAAAAACGGTTGAACGTTGCCGTCATCAGCCCAGCCTGCGAATCCAATAAAGCCGTCGCTGTTGAAGGAGATCGCTTCTCGTCCTTTGAAGTAATCGCCATCGACATGCAAGAAGGCCGATTCGATAGGGTTGCCCGGTTTATCGCGAACGTTGATTTTTGGAGCGTCCTTCTTCCTATGCGAAACGTACATTTGCAGCCCATTCAGCTCATTGAATTGACTCAGCTCGCAAGCGACAAAGGCTTCCAACATGTAAATGTCGTTTTCACTCACATCGTCATAGCTGAGACAGCAGCACGAAAACAGTTCTCTGGCTTCATTTCGTGTCAAAACGTCACTATCGAGTGATTTGTGAATCGTCAAAATACTCACCTCTCTTCACCTCCTTCTTCGTCTCCCTGCACTTCCAGCAGGCTTCACTGTCCTTGATGAACCAGTCCAGATTTCGCTCGATGCCGCAGTAAGGACACGTGTGCTTTCGGACTTTGTTGACATAGCTCCCGTAAGGCATCGCCAACGCTCCTTTGTTGAAAACTTTTCTATTGTTGAAAACTTGTTGAAAACCTGTCGATAACTACTGCTGAAGACTCAAATACAGGCTTTGGAATCGCTCGAAAAACGAATCGATCAAGAAAGAAGAAGCAAGAAAGAAGAACCTTGCTTGTAAGTCAACATAACAAGCAAGTGCGGGTTTTTGGCTTTGGGTTTGGGTTTTATGACCCAAACCCAAAAACCCGCTTCTGTACTGTTATGTTATGTATTGTTAGGCTTAGCCCAACCTAAAACCGATGGTTTCGCGCTGGTTTCAATCCGCAACAACACAAACATACGCTCTGATCTGCTAGTTTTGCGGGTTTTCCTGCTTCTTTTTCGGCCTGCCGCCCTTGGCTCCGTTGACGCGCTGCTTGCCAAAATAAAGGGCGTTTTTGCACATCTTCTCGCTCTCGATTCGGCCTTTTCCGTCTCTCACGAGCAAGCCGATCTCGAGCAGGCAGTCGATGAAATCTTGTGTCTCGGCGATGCTCACCGTCTCGTCGAAAGCCCCCATCGAGCGCATACCGATTGCGCTGGCTAGAATGAGCCAGTCTTCATCGGTGTCCACCGCAATTGAGTGATGCTTGGTGCTCGCCAGAAGCTCGCAGAGCCGCCAGTAAGCGCCGTAGCCCTCGTTACCGCGACGCATGAGCAGCCGTTGGCATTTGATGTCCCACTGCGCGTTAGCGTCGTGCTGAAACCACGCCATGGGTTCCTGCGCCTGATCGTGCACGTCTTTAGGAATTGCCGTCATCGTCATCACCTCCCGTCGTTAATCCATCGCTTGTCCCCTGCTGGTTCCAGCCGTCCCAAAGGCACTTGCCGACCTCGCGGCAGTTAGTCCAAACGGTCGTTCCGCGAAAGCCACACGCGCTCTTGGGCTTTTCGCCGTGCTCGAGTAGATGAAGCTCGAACCGGCATTGCCCGGGCGTTGGCATCGGCTGCTCACCAAAAAGATTGAGCGCCAGCTGCTCAGCGCTTTGTAAGCTGCTGCGCATATGCATTGCACGCCGATTTGGTCATCAGATGGACAAACATGTCGGGTGTCATATCGTCGAGCTTGTCGCTCTCGAGCATGTCTTTCATGGCTACGATGGATGTCCCCATGAAACAGAAAGCCAGGTCAGTATCAAGCTCGACGCTCTCATTGCTCTTGGGGTTGAAGAGCGTAATGGTGCCGTCGACACCGCTGATATACTCGGCAACGGAATCGAGGAACTTGATTGCTTCCTTACGCTTCATGATTGTTCTCCTTGTCATAGATGGAATTGCGAAGCTTGATGTTCAGCTTCGGATGTCGCTTTAAGAGCCACCGCGCTAGAAGCGGCGTATCCGTGTTGTTAATGCCAAAGACATGCTCAACGCCATTGCCGTCCACGAACGGAACGCCGACGAGCTTGACGCTACCTTCGTAACGCTGCTTCTCAATGAGGTACTTGGCGCTTACTCGGATACCTCGCTGGTCGATTGCGAGCGCCGTAAGCTCGATCTGCCGCAGCGCCCTTGGATTGAGCTCGCACCAGAGCTTGAATAGCTCCTGCCGGTCTTGCAGCTTGAGCGGCACCGGGTACATTGCCAACTGTTCCTGCCGCATCACGGATTCGAGCGGCTGGGTGTAATCGTCAACATCCATGGCGCTTCCTTGCTTCGCGGCTCATAAAGCGCCTGAACGCCACTTCTGCGACCTCTCGCGGTGCCGATGGCGGCACAGGCAACCTGTGGCGCGTACGAACGTCTCCCGCGCCGCTCACGCCCGGCCTGCGGGCTTCCTCGATGATCACCCGCGCGACCCAGAAACCGTTTGCGTCACGGTCGAGATAGCCCCTCATTGGTCGACCATACGGACGATGAACCACAGCTCAAGCCCGGCAAGGACGAACGGCAGCCAAGGCAGGTTGCATGCTTCGGTAAGCCAGATAATGGCACCAGCCAGGGCGATGAGCATGATTCCCGTTGCTGACAGCAGGGCAATAGCGCCGCAAAACCACCGCTTAACCGTTGCTAGTGGTGTAAAATTCTCGTTGTCATTACTGGTCAAGGTTCTGACATTGCCCGTGCCCGGTTGCCGCCAGGCGCGGGCGCTTTCATTTCGCGAGCTTGCGTCATAGCTCTGACGCGCCGGCAAAATGCCGCCTGCGAAACATCGAGCTTGCGGCGTTTCGCACTCGTCAAAACCACGATGCAAACCGTTGGTTTGCGATTGGGTTTCATACATCTGAAACCCCTCCTTTCTTACTTGCCGATCATGTTGCCGACGGCAACGGCAGTTGCTATGAACAACCAGAGCGCCAATACATCGATAAATTCATCCATTACGCGATTTCCTCCCATCCCATCAAATCGTTAGGGCTGATGTTGGCAACATCACAGATAGCCATGATCTTGTCAGCGCCGGGGATATAGCCCTCGCCGCTCTCGTACTTGACAACGGAATCTTTGGAGATACCAACACGGCTAGCAAATTCGTCCTGCGTGATGTCGAGCTTGGCGCGAGCGGCACGAAGATTTGCGGCGAAAACCTCTTTGTTGAACTTCATACGGATCACCTCCTTTCATTGAGCGATGATTGCAAACCTTGCTTGTCAAGGTTTGCACCCGTATGTTTAGCGGGTTTACCCTTTAAACATACGGCTTTAGGAAGATTTCTTCCTAACTCGCATTGCAGTATAGGCGAGTTTCTTCCTATTGCAAGAGGGAAATATGAAATAATTTGCCTATTCTCGTCCAATAGAATAGAATTCACGGCAGATAGTTGCTAATACAGGAGGTGTGAAATGAAGCTTGCCATAAAGGGATTGCGAAAAAAGCTGCACATTTCACAAGCGGACTTCGCAAAAGCCGTTGGCGTGTCCATGCGCACGGTCGGATCATGGGAACGTGGCACATCATTCCCAAACGCCGAACAGGTTTGGAACGCAGCTCTGGCGTTAGGTTGCTCGCCGAATGAGATATTGAGTTGGGATGGTGAAGAACACGAAGGTGACAAAATCACTAGCGATGAACGCGAAATCGTCGATAACTACCGTGACAGCTCGCCGGAATGGCAACAGAACATTTCGATGACCGCCAGGGCTGCGGCATCTGAATCAAAAAGAAAATAAAAAAGCCCCAGCGCTACCGTCCAAAGTCTCGCAGGGGCATACCTAGAAAAGGCAAGGTGATTTTATCATGCCAAAAGGCACACGTGCCGCCATCTATGCACGTTTCAGTTCGCATAACCAGCGAAGTGAAAGTATTGACATCCAAGTAGAGAAGTCGCGTGAGTACTGCGCGGAAAACGGCCTTGACGTCGTGCGCGTATATAGCGATTACGCGCAAACAGGCCGTGACGTGCAGCGCGTAGAGTTTCAACGCATGATGGCAGACGCAAAACTAGGGTTATTCGATTATGTAGTGATCTATAAGGTTACACGCATCATGCGCAACCGTGACGAGATGGCGCTCGCGCGAATTAGGTTGCGCAAAGCAGGCGTTGAAATCCTTTATGCCGGTGAAAGCCTTGGCGAAGGTTCAACGCGCGTCTTGAATCTCGGAATGCTCGAAGTGCTTGCTGAATGGGAAAGCGCGATAGACAGCGAGCGTATCCGCGACGGTATCAACAAGAACGCCCAGCGCGGAATGGCAAACGGTCGCACGCACTATGGCTGGGACATTGTTAACGGGTATTACGAGGTCAACGAGCGCGAAGCCGCCGTGATGCACCGTATGAAAAACATGCTCTTTGCTGGCTCGACTGTTGCCGAAATCAAGCGTGCTGTCGCAGGTGAACGCGGCAAGCGCGGCAAACCGCTAACGCACGGCGTGATAACAAAGCTGCTTAGGCGCGAACAGAACTGCGGCGTTTATGATTACGCGGGCGTGCGAATCGAAGATGGCATGCCTGCGTTGTGGTCGCGCGAAGACCAGGACATGATCAATAGCATCTTGGGCTCAAACGGGCGCAAACACAACAAGACGCGTGACACCAACGATTACCCGCTGTCTGGCAAGATGTGGTGCCCAGAGTGCGGCCAATACTACGTTGGCACCTGCGGAACATCCAAAACAGGCCGCGTGTACCACTACTACAAGTGCAAGAAATGTAAGCGCACCTTTAGGCGCGATGCCGTTGAAGAAGCCGTGCTAGATACCGTCCTCGAAACGATTAAGAAGCCGGATATACGTCAACGTATCGTTGATGTAATGGCTCTTTACAACGAAATGAATGAAGAGAAGGAAGAACCGGAGAGCAAGCGCATTGAGCGCGAGATAAAGCGCATCGACACAGCGTTTGAGCGTATCTGGCAGGCTATCGAGGACGGTATTGCGCCGCCCGGCGGTAAAGAGCGCGTTGCCATGCTCCGCGAGCAGAAAGCGGCCTTAGAATCCGATCTGCGGCAGGCTCAAGCTAGTGAAGGAGCTAATCTGTCTGGTGAAGCCATAGCCGCTTGGCTTGATCACATTGCACAGGAACCAGATGCAGCAGAAATCATCGAGACGTTCGTGCGGCTCATTGAAGTAGATGGGGATGAACTCAAGCTTTATTTCGCTTTCGACTACTGGGGCGATGACTTCCAGCCTAAACAAAAAAAGGCGAACCCCGAAAAGGGTTCGCCTAATAATCCAATGGTGGAGGCGCGGAGAATCGAACTCCGGTCCACGAAAGCCCCCTGATTGGCATCTCCAAGCTCAGTCGCTGGTTTAGTCTCGGACGCTTTGCGCGCAGCGACACGCTCGCGGCATCCCAACCGGTTCGGTCTTAGCCCGCGCCATACCGATTACGTGCGCAGGAGCATTCCCCTAAAATGACGTCGCGCCGGTGTCGGGGAAATCACCGGGTTGACGCGCCGCTATAAATTAAGCAGCGAGAGCCATAGGCTCAAAAGAAGAGTTGTTGTCAATTCAATTTGACGGTACCCCTGTTTAACGAGGCGAGGAGACCTCGGCTTGCTTCCTCTCTCAGAGCTATCGTGTCGAAACCAGTCGCCCCCGGATGTCGGGAAAGTCTGGATGGTATCGGGCCTGCAAACACCCGATAACCGTCGACTTTTCAAGGAACACGCGGGGTGAACCCCGCTCGTGGATAGCTATCTTACCACGTTCTAAAGGCAGACAGCTGCTCTATGCACGAGCTGTGAAGACCCTAATGTGCACCATACTTCGCACTTTTGCCACCGAACGCGTCACGTATATTTTCGCCAAGCAAAATTGACCCGTCGAAAGGACCGTTATGGATACCAAGCAGCAACTCGTCAATGCCCTCGCAGGCCT